TAGTGTGTGGAGAGGCAGTCAGCGAGTGCAGGCAGCTATCAAATTAGGTTATACACATATTGAAGGAGTGATAATAAATGAAAGAACATAAATTTCCATTAGAAAGTTTTATCGGTGGTTGGTATATGGATGAAAAAATTTGTGATGGTATCGTAGATATATTCAAAGAAAATCCACAAGAACAAAGACCAGGAGTTATAGGTGGACCTTTTAGTGTTAATAAGAAACATAAAGATTCAATAGATATTGGAGTTGATCCACATTGGAAAGAACCAAGATATTGGGCATATAAACAAGCATTAAAAGAGTGTTGTTCTTTATATGAAGAGAAATATCCTGAACTTGCTCATTTTAAACCTTGGGGTTTAGTTGAAGGAGTTAATATACAATATTATCCACCAGCAGGAGGTTATTTTGCTCCTCATTTTGAAAGAGGAAGTATCCACGAAAATCGTAATTTAGTTTTTATGACTTATTTAAATGATGTGCCTGAAGGTGGTACACATTTTAAATATCAAAAATTAACAACACCAGCTAAAAAAGGACTAACTTTAATTTGGCCTACTGACTTTACGCATACACATAGCGGTCAAATAACGAAAGAACACGAAAAATATATCATAACTGGTTGGTTCGGTTTTTTAAAGTAAAATAAGATAAATAGTATTATGAGTGTAACAGACGCATATTTAGGAAATCCTAATCTTAAAAAAGTAAATACACCAGTTGAATTTACTAAAGAACAGATTGTAGAATTTCAAAAATGTAAAGCAGACCCAATATATTTTATGGAGCAACATATGAAAATTGTTTCCCTAGATGAAGGTCTTATACCTTTTAGTATGTATGGTTTTCAAAAAAAGATTGTTCATACAATTGACAAAAACAGATTTACTATTTGCAAACTACCTAGACAGTCAGGTAAATCAACAACAACAATTGCATACTTATTACACTATGCAATATTTAATCCAAATTCAAACATAGCAATACTTGCCAATAAATCTTCTACTGCTAGAGATATATTAGGTAGATTACAACTTGCTTATGAAAACTTACCAAAGTATATACAACAAGGTGTTATCAATTGGAACAAAGGTAATATAGAATTAGAAAATAAATCTACTATTATTGCAGCCGCTACATCTTCAAGTGCAATACGAGGAGGTTCTTATAATATAATATTTCTTGACGAGTTTGCTTTCGTACCTGCTAATATAGCAGAAATGTTTTTTAGCTCAGTTTATCCTACGATTACATCAGGTAAAACTACAAAAGTTATTATAGTTTCTACTCCCCACGGAATGAATCAATTTTATAAATTATGGACAGACGCTGAAAACAAAAGAAATGATTATGTACCTATTGAAGTACATTGGTCAGAAGTACCAGGTAGAGATGAAAAGTGGAAAGAAACAACTATACGTAATACATCACAGGAACAATTCCAACAAGAGTTTGAGTGTGAATTTTTAGGTTCAGTAGATACTTTAATTTCACCAGTAAAAATTAAAAATACACCTTATATGACAGCATTAACTTCAAGTGGTGGTTTAGATGTATTTGAAAAAGTTGTAAATGGTAGAAATTATGTTTGTTGTGTTGATGTAGCAAGAGGTGTAGATAAAGATTATTCAGCATTTTTAATATTTGATGTATCTAAAATGCCTTATAGAGTTGTTGCCAAATATAGAAGTAATGAAGTTAAACCGATTTTATTTCCACACTTAATAGCTAAAGCTTGCAAGGCATATAACAAGGCAGATATTCTTTGTGAAACAAATGATATAGGTCAACAAATAGGTGAATCATTAAACTATGAATTAGAATATCCTAATATATTAATGACTACTCAAAGAGGAAGAGCAGGTCAGATATTAGGTGCTGGTTATAGTGGAAGAGGTTCTGGTTTTGGTGTTCGTATGACAAAACAAATTAAAAAAATTGGTTGTTCTAACATTAAAACATTAATTGAAGGAGATAAAGTTATTATCAATGACTTCAATATCATAGAAGAAATGTCAACTTATGCTCGTAAAGGAAATTCTTGGCAAGCGGAAGAAGGATGTAATGATGATTTAATGACTTGTCTTGTATTATTTGGATGGTTATCCAATCAACCTTATTTTAAAGAAATGACTAATACAAATGCTAGACAACAATTATATGAAGAACAAGAGAAATTAATAGAGCAAGATATGGCACCTTTTGGTTTTGTAGATGATGGTATACCTGAATGGGAAAAACCAGAAGTAGATGAATATGGAACAGTCTGGCATCCAGTTGTCAGAAAAGGGTTATAAATTACGCTTATTATAAATATCCATAGTAATGAAATTTGACTATGGTCGTATGAAAACATACGGAATATGCGAAAATAAAAATACTAATTAGTTAATTATAAGGAGAAAACCTAATGGCATTTCAAGTATCACCAGGTGTTCTCGTACAGGAAAAAGACTTAACAAGAATTATTCCTGCCGTATCAACGTCTTCAGGAGCTTTTGCTGGAACTTTCAGTAAAGGACCACTTGATGAAGTTGTAACTATCGGTAGTGAATCTGAACTTGTATCAACGTTTGGAAAACCAGATAGCTCTAATTTTGAGAGTTATTTTAGTGCTTCAAACTTTTTACAATATTCAAATAACTTGAAAGTAGTTCGTGTACAGAATTCATCTGTTTCAAACGCAACTGAAAGTGGTAGTGCGTTTGTGATTAAGAATACTACTGATTACCAAAACAATTATGCTGACGGTTCTGCTTCTGTAGGAATGTGGGCTAGTAGAACAGCGGGTGCGTGGGGAAACAATGTAAGTGTTTCTTCTTGTCCTTCTGCTACTGCTTACGAAGAAACTGCTAAAACAACTGTTGCTGACGCTTCAACAAGTGTCGGAGAAACAGTAGTTTCAGTTACTTCTGCTACAGGAATTAGTGCTGGAGATATAGTTAATTTTGGTGATGAATATGAATATAGAGTTATTAGTATATCTACTAATGACTTGAACATTGTACGAAAAGAAGAACCATCATATTATGGTACTTCTGACTCATCTGGATTACAAAAGACCATTACAAATGGCGCTAATGTAAGACGAAGATGGAGATATTATGACCTATTTAACAAAGCACCAGGAACATCTACTTACGCTCAAACAAGAGGCGGAAGTAATGATGAACTACATATAATTGTAGTTGATGAAGACGGTGGAATTAATGGCGTTAAAGGCGAAGTACTAGAAAAATTTGAAGCAGTTTCAAAAGCTTCAGACGGTAAATCACCTCAAGGCGACACTAGTTATTATTCAGACGTAATTTACAATTCAAGTAATTACATTTTCTGGATGGACCACAACGCTTCTGGATCCAATTGGGGCACAGCGGCAGCTGGAACTACATTTACAGACGTAACTTCTGTAAGTGATGTATCATTAATAAATGGTGCAGACGGTTCATCTGCTACAACTGCTCAAGTTAAAACTGCTTATGACAAATTTAACGATGCTGAAACAACAGACGTTGGATTAATTATTGCAGGTGCTGGTGACTCAACACATATAGATAACTTAATTACTATTGCTGAAAACAGAAAAGACTGTGTAGTTTTTGCAAGTCCTGAAAGAAGTGATGTAGTTAATATAGCTAACTCAGCAACACAAAAAGATAATGTAATCAGTTTCTTTAATGGAATTGCTTCATCTTCTTATGTGTTCTTTGATAGTGGATACAAATATATGTACGATAGATATAATGACGTTTATAGATATGTACCTTTAAATGGCGATATGGCAGGATTATCAGCAAGAACTGATAGTGTTGCAGACGCTTGGTACTCACCTGCTGGATTAAACCGAGGTGTAGTAAGAGGTGCAGTTAAACTAGCATTTAATCCAACTAAAACTCAAAGAGATGAATTATACAGAGCAAGAGTAAATCCTGTGACTACGTTCCCAGGACAAGGAACTGTATTGTTCGGAGATAAAACTGGATTAGCAAATCCTAGTGCATTTGATAGAGTTAATGTCAGAAGATTGTTCATAATTTTAGAAAAGGCAATTTCAACTGCTTCTAAAGTCCAACTATTTGAATTCAATGATGAATTCACTAGAGCTGGTTTTA